TGTTACGTCTATACCGCTGGAATTAACTCTCAATTTTTCAGAACCACTTAAATCAAAACGTATACCTACAGCACTAGATTCAATTTCATTAAATGAGTCGTTATCTTCTAATACTATAGTTACTGTATCGTCTGAAGATTTAAATCTAACTGTATCATTTGTAGTCCCTGAATTAACATCTAGTGTATATGCTGGGTTGGTTGTTCCAATACCCAATTGTTCATCAGACGCATCCCAGAAGAAACCTTGGGTTGTACCTGTTGAATCATAGAAAGAGATGTCTCCGTTGTTGGCTATGGCTAAACGATTTGCTGAATTGGTAGTATCTCTAATTTGAAAAACGTCTGATTCACTATTATCTATTCTTAAAACATATTGCTGTTCGTTTGTTTGTAACTTTATAAAAGGGTCACCAGTGCCGTCAAATATAGTAAGGTCACCATTAAGTTGGGCATTACCATCAACAGTCAAACCATCACTTGTAACTGTTCCTGTTACGTCTATGCCTGTGCTAGTTGTTTCAAACTTAGGTATATTATTATGATAAAGAGTTACAGCTCCGTTAGTTCTAAATTGCAACCCAACTTCATTATTGGTGTCCATGATTTTGACATACGAAGAACCTCTTAATCTTAATTCTCCTGTACCTTCATCACTAATTATACTATTGCTACCATCATGGTAAATTTGTAGGTCTGATGAATCACCAAAAACTGCTTTGCTATTGTCTTGAAAATATAAGGTGTCATTTAGATGCACTACACCTGAAGCATTACTAATACCATCTACATCTAGTGTTCCTGTAATTGTTGCACCTGTGCTAGTAGTTGCGATTTTGGCTGAACCATTGTTGTATAGGGTTACTGCACCGCCATTGATAGCTTGTAAATAATTTTGTGTGCCATTTGGAATCTGCATTTCAATATTGGCTGCTTGGATTTTTAAGTTACCTGTGCCTGTTTCTTTTATGACACTATCGTTGTTTCCAGACTCATGGTAAATCTGTAAATCTGCATCAGCACCAAACTCTACTTTTTGACTGTCTGGAATTCTTATAGTGTGTGAAAAATCAAAATTATCAAAATTAGTATTCCAAAGAATAGTTGCATCATTACCAACACTTACAGCATCTTGAATGGTAATACCTGCACCATTAGCTGAAGCAGATGAATCACCCGTTGAATAGTTAAGGGTAATGTTTTTGTCTTTTACGTTTAGATCATCTGTGTTTACAGTTGTAGTAGTACCATTAACTGTTAGGTCACCGCTAATAATTACATTGTTAGAAAACGTATGATTGCCTGTAATAGTAGAATCAAGATTTAAAGTAACTGAACCTGAAGCACCGCCACCATTTAAGTTAGTACCTGCTACTACCGCTGTAATATCACCAGTACCAGTTCCTAGTGCTTGACCATTCCAATATAAAGAACCGCTAGAATTATAAAGTTTGTTTGTTGTAGTAGAGGGTGTGTTTGATACTACTTCTATAGCACCATTAACTTTAAACTCACCCTGCAAATCAATATTCTCACCAAAAGTTGTAGGTTCAAAAAATCCTGCGGTTTCATTGAAAACAACAGCTTCTTCAAAATCTACATTGTTTATAAAAGCCACCTGATCTGTAAATTTAGTCCAGTTTCCAGTTTGATCTGGCACACTGCCATAGGCAACCAATGTAGATAAAACCTCTCCATTAACTGTAATCACACTTGCATCTAATGTTCCTGTTACACTAGCATTAGTAACATTTAAAGAAGTGGCTGTAATAGAACCTGTTACGTTTGCACTTGTAGCAGTCATAGCACCTGCTGTAGTTACAACAAAAGCACCTGAGCCTATGTTTAAACTACCTGCATCAATATCGCCCAAATTGCTATTTATAGCAGCTAAGTCAGTAACAGTGATTTTATCTGCACCAATAGTTCCTGAAGTTATATTATCTGCATCTAGGTTAGTAACAGTAATAACTGAAGCATCAATAGTTCCTGCTGTAATTTTGTTTGCTGTTAAAGAGTTGATCTTTGCATCAGTAACATTACCATCTAGTATCTTAGGTGTTGTAATAGCATCATCTGTTATCTTGTCTGTAATAACAGCATCATCTTGTATATCTGCTGTAGCTGTTGGTGGGTCACCAATAGTAAACGACTTTACAACAGCATTAGACTCAATACCAACTCCATTAAAAGAAGTTATATTTGCATTGTAATTACCTACAGCAAGAAAACTTAAATCTACACTATTTGTGTCAACTAGTTTACTGAATACCTGTACTGGCGGATTTGCTGTATCAACTACATCTACCCTATATTGCCTTACTGGAAAATCAGTTGGCTCAGTCCAAGTTAAGGTCGGTCTATTGATTGATGAAGCATCTGTGTCTGTGAATACAATGCTACTTGCTTCAGGCGGATGTAAAGCACCTATGCTTGGTGGGTGGGCTATTATTTCTACTGGCTCTTGAGCTGGTACTTCCCATGTATAAACATCAAAGTATTCAATTAGGCTAACTGATACAAGTCCATTTGACTGTAGTTCTAATGCTTCTACTCTACAAATTTTTACATTAAAACTTAAAGGCAAGTAAGTAAGATCAACAATATCACCAACATTAAGTTTATACATCTCAGGAGTTCCCAAGAACTGCATAGTGGTCTGTTTTCTACTTCTAGTTAAGATGGCCTTACCCATGTTATAAGCAATGTATGGGTCTGTAACGTAGGGGAATTCAGCTTTAACTTCTAATATCTCACCATCATCTGAATAATACTCAGGTGATGCATCATGTAAAACTGTAGCTGTATCTAATTCATATTTCTTATTAGCGTTAAAGAACTCAATAACAACCTTGTTAGCCTTTTTATCTTTATTACCATAATCAACTGATATACCAGCATCAGCTATGATGTGGTCATCTGTGATGCTAAATGTAGATGTTCCTGTATCTTCTATCTGTAATTCATATTTGCCATCAATATAAAGAAAGATACCTCGCATATTTGCAAGAAGCTCTTTAGCGTTATCCATGACATTCTTATTGGTATCAATATAACCATTACAATGAAATCTCTTAACTTTAGCTCTAGCGTTTCCTGCTTCGTTTGTATAACTGTTTGCTAAAACGTCATCTATGTATAATCTATTTTCTTGTACAGAATCATAGTATTGATATCTTGTAGAACTTGTAATACTTACAGGATTAGAAAATATACTTGCATCATTAGAATCTCTTATATCTATAACTTCATCTACTTTGTTTTGCCACCAGTCATCATTATCATTAATAACAATAAAGTCATTACCAGCAGTACCACTCCAAGTTAAATCTTGATAGGTGTCGTTGTAGTAAGGTTGATCTACTTCTACTTCACATTTAGTTGCAGCAGCACTTATAGTAGTCATGTTTATCTGTGATGTTGCTAAACCTTTACCATACTCATCATTTTGTATGTAATCTAAGAAACATAAGGCTGGGTTAGATGACCATTTGGTAGAGTTATCTCTTGGGTCAAAAACCTTTTTACCCTTTACCTGTACTGTTATTTGTGGAACGCCTTGATACATTCCTTTCTTATCGTAATCAAAGGCTGCTGCTATGTAGCAGATACCATTTAACTTGTGATTAGCAGTCCACTCAGTAGGTATAGATGCTCTAAGCATTGGGTCTGCTGTTTGTGAAGATGCACCATGATGCAAATTAAATACAAAAGAATATCTTTTTGTCGGGTCTGTTCCTAATGTACCTGCTTGTGAATATTGATTATCTCCAACTTGAGATGCAGTATTTAAAGAGCCATTCCCTGAAGATATTTTATCTGAACCTACATATCCACCACCTTTGTAGATATTGCCATCAAGAATACTATTGCCATCTATCTCAATGGTTCTGCCAAGTATCTCTTCACACTCACCAACTGATATTGCATAAACAACAAACAAATCTCTTGATCTATTTTGTGCTGTGTCCATATAAACAATTTGAGCACCAACCCTTCTTGTTCCATATATGACTGGTATCTTGCCACCAGCAGCAGTTTTGTTAGCCATGATGTCTTGGCCTTTAGACATCATTTGCCTTGCTTGTAAGAAACCTTTAACACCTACAGCAGTAGTAACCGCCATAAAGACCATGTTTATTCTTTCTAAGGTTTTACCTTCAGTCCATGCTGTTACTATTGCACCGCCTATTTCCTTAAAAAAACCAACTATAGCATTAAACATTAGCTACCCCACCTTACGTCTGATTTTACTTGTGTAGCAAATTCTAAACCTCTATCACCTGTATAAACTGATTTTTGAGATTCATCTGAATAATGCCTACCCTTTGTTAAATTCCAATTTGCCCAATGAGAAGCTACTGTCATTGCTAGTACAGAATTATCTATACTCTCAGATATAGATACACTTCTAATTTGCCCTGTAAAATAATTTATAGCACCTACTAAAGTTTCATTACTATTAAAGTAAGCTAAATATATTTCTACTGTTTTGTCTGTAAATGCACCGCCTTGAACTAAAGTTCTAACCTCATTTGTTACATTTGAAA